TCCTGTGGCACCTTGAGCACCTGTAGAACCTTGAGCACCTGTAGAACCTTGAGCACCTGTAGAACCTTGAGCACCTGTAGAACCTTGAGCACCTGTAGAACCTTGAGCACCTGTGACACCTTGAGCACCTTGAGGTCCTACAGCAGTACTGGCTGCACCTGTGGCACCTTGAGCACCTTGAGGACCTGTAGAACCTTGAGCACCTGTAGAACCTGTGGAACCTTGTGCACCTTGAGAACCTGTTGGTCCTGATGCACCCTCAGCACCCTCAGCACCTTGAGCACCTTGTGCTCCTGTAGATCCCTGAGCTCCTTGAGGTCCTGATGCACCCTCAGCACCTTGAGCACCTTGAGCACCTGTAGAACCTTGAGCTCCTTGAGGTCCTGTTACATTATATAATTCCGTTCCATCTCCAAAAGTAGAATATATTTCATTAAAATTACTATTAATTTTAAAAGCACCCTGATATAAAGAATCTCCAGTTCCATCATTTGGAGATGATCCAGGAAATATATTTTGCTTTCCCATTCTAATTAAAGGTTTATTTTATTTATTCCAATAAAAAAGGAGGGAATATTTCCCCCCTTAAAATAATTATTCCTCAGCCAACTTCTGGAAGTAACTCAAAGCATCATCATCTTCATCAAAAGAAGATGAACGACTTGGTGCACGAGTTCCACCAGACTTTCCCTGAGATACTTCTTCAGCAGTAGGACCACGATCCTCATCTTCATCCACAAAAGATTCATCCTGCTGAACAGGTTTCTTACCAAGAACAGCTTTCAGACGAGCATCAAGTTGTTCATAGGACTTCATCTTCTCTGCATCAGTAAACTCTGCCAGAGAATAAGTCTTCTTCCAAACTGCTTCCATAGCATCATCATCATCAAAGAGTGGTTCTTGAGATCCAAACTCTGACTTATCATAGTTCCAGTAACCATCCTTCTTGGTAATCTTTACCTTAAAGTTGGCACCTTCCCAAAAATCAAAAGGATTGATAGGAGTTTCATCATCAAACTCAGGCTTCATAGCAGCCATAATCTTATCGAAAATTTTCTTCCCATACTTATACAGGAAAACCTTACCTTCATTTTCAGGATGTGCTTTATCCTGAACAACATAGATGTTGGAATAGTAAGACAGTTTGCGCTTACGATCACGAACAATCTCTTGATTTGCTTTGCTGCCTGTGTTCCACAGTTCTCTGTTTGCTTCACACACAGGACAGTTTTGATTGATTGTGGTCAGACAGTTATCAATAAACCATCCACCAGCACCTTGAAAAGCATGAGTATAAACTTTAGCCCAGGGCAGGTCTTCCCCTTGTGGTGCAGATAGGAAACGAATGACTGCAAATCCATTTCCTGCTTTGTCTACTTCTGGTTTCCACAGACGTTCATCTGAAGAACCACCACCAGTAGAGTTCATCTTCTCTACCTCTTGTACCAGTTTGGATGTAAGAGAACCAAGAGAAGATTTCTTTTTAAGGTCTGAAAAAGACATTAGATTACCTCGGATTAATTGGATTAATAGGATTGATTATCCAAAGACATCATACCAAAGATTTGGAGGTCAGTCAACCTCTGCTTCACGCTTAAGTTTTTGGATGACTTTTTGCATATTTTCAAACACAAGATTCATGTCTGAAGGATCACCATAACCAAGTAGTTTTGATGACTCAATAATTTCATTTTTTTTCTCAATAGCTTGAGGATCATCAGACAAACTCAATCTTGTATACAGGATTTTTTGTTTCTCTAAAAGTTCAGATAACAAATTCACATGTTCTAACTTTTCTGCCTTAGACATAGTAGGAAATCTCAAGACGCTTCTTGTAAGATCCCTCTGAAGTTTCTCAATGGTCTTAAGTTCCTTCTGAACTATTTCTGAATCGAAGAAGGACATATTACCTCTCCACAATATTTCTCAAAGTTTTTTTGTAATCCTGTATGTCTATATTTAGGAATGGGGAATATTTTTGTATCTTTAGTGACACAATTTCCCATACAGGATCTAAAAGTTTCTGGTCAAACTTATTCCCGAACAGGAATATTTTATCCCAAATAGTAAGTGTTTCTATACTAATATTACCGCTCAGGAACTTTTTAAGAATGATTGGATGCTGCTTTGAAGTATCAAGAATTTCCTCTAAGTTACCTTGAGACAACAAATCTTCTGACTCTTGGGTAAACAAATACCTCAAGCTCTGCTGCCTTTTAGTCCATTCTTTGTAGCAAGATTCTCCCTCCCTAATCAACTCACCAATCCATAGGATACTAGGGTTGTCTACACCAACAAAATTAGATAAAAAGAAATCCTTTATCTCTTCATCATTCTTCTGTCTAGACAAACGTTCAAACCAATACTTATCTTTTCTCTTATTAAATGATTCTACTGATGCTCTTGACTTACCTGCATATTTAAAGTAATCATATTTTGGTTTTGTAAAATGATTTTTCAGGGCAAGGTAAGTTTTATAAACATCAAATGGTGTCATATCAAAAGTTTAGCTCTGGATGTTCTTTTTAAAAAATTCAAATTAATAGCATCACACTTGAGTTTTTCTTTAAGTGGTTTGCTGATCAATTTACTAACTGAATCAACCTCAAGATTATTCTCTTCGCAGTAATGAACAATGGCATCAATATAATTCATCTCTTCATTAGTCTTCACAAGATCTTCTATAATCTGTGAGAACTTTGCTGGACAAAGGAACTTTACTTCTAATGCATCCTTTAATTTATCTTCCATATTCTTTGAGTTTTGATTGAACAAATTCGTTAATGTAATCATTAAGTAACCTAATATACTTCATTTTATCATACTCCTCATATACAATGCAATCCCCATCTTCACATGCCATCAGAATAACTAATTTCTTAACAGCAATACCTGTAACTTCATAGAACATACAAGCATAAGCAGCGCACTGAACGAAGTAATGTTCAATCCACTCTCTTGGTTTTGCTTTTTTTGAAGTTTTAAAATCTATGACTGCCAGTTCACCATTGTATTCTGCAATGCAATCTACTGTTCCTGCAATGCCTAATTGTTTGCTGTAAAGAGAACCTTCAAGGGCATGAATGTTATTTATGTTATTTAATTTATCCTTTGCTATTTGAAATAAAAAGTATGATAATGGTTGAACTTGAGGAAGTTGTTCTACATTATGCAAATATTCTTCTACAAGAGTGTGCATATCAGTTCCACGACTGGTTGCTTGCCTGTTGATTTTATTTGCTTCCTCTTCTCCTACTTTCTTTCGCCAATCTTCAAAGATATGTCTGTTATGAAAACTTGTAACTGATGTAATAGAAACTAACCTGGAGAGGTTGTTCTCTCCAGGCAATTTGTAATATCTAACACCATCAATTTCTTCCCTTTCAAGTTTGGGAAGATTCATATTAACATGCTTGAACATTAAAATCCTGCTGCCATTTTGTTTACAATATAAGACTTAACTAAACCAGACCTTACAATATCTTCAATACCAAATTCAACAGATTCAAACTCTGGCATTCTTTGAATGATTTTCATAAAATCAAGAATACCATTTCTTTCATTAGTTTTTGTAAGGTCAGATTGAGTGGCATCACCACAGAACATAATTCTGGAGTTATCTCCAACTCTTGTAATTATACTATCAAGTTCATGGAAGTTCAAGTTCTGACATTCATCAACAATGATAATAGAATTATCAAGGGTAGTTCCTCTAATAAATGACGTACTCCAGAACCTAATAGTTTCTTGTGCTTTGAGATTACCATACAGCATCTCAAACTCTGCATCACTATTACATTCAAACATATACTTTACCATATTCTTATAAGGAATTTGATAAAGACTTGACTTATCTTCATGGTCACCAGGCAGGAATCCAATCTCTCTTGTAGATACCAGTGATCTTACAATCACAATCTTATCATAGGGAGTCAGTTCATCAAGAACATCTTTGAGTGCCAAGTAAAGAGCACAGAATGTTTTACCTGTTCCAGCACAACCATAAACAAACAAATGTTTATCTAGACCATAAGAGTCAAACAAGATTGTTTGATTTTTAGTCAGTGGTTGAATATCAAGTAAAGTATCTGAACTAATTGGTTTTCTTTTCTTTCTATTTCTTGAAGTTGTACCAATACCAATAGGAGTATCTCCTGAGTTTCTTCTTCTGTTTCTTGCCATTAGATTTTAGTTACACGTGAACCTGGAGCTTTGGATGCTTTTTCAAGCACATCGTTCCATCCTGGATTCTTACTGATAAGTTTATTTTTCCAATCCCCCACTTCTCCTGGAGAAGGGCAAGTGGATGGATCAGACCAATCACGAATCCAATCTGAATTTTCTTCTTTCCACTGATCCCAGAGGTGGATACTCATTTCCACGTCTTTCTGTTCGCCAGTGAGTTTATTAATAACAGGATACACAGGCATAAAATTATA